ATCTTTATGCCAAATGTGCCACATCCCATGCATTGAGCAAACCATTCATGCTCTGTTAATTCAGCACCTTTCTTTAATCCAAAGCGTTGCTTAGGCTTTCCGTAAAGCTTCTTGCATATTGCGCAATCAAATTGCAGGATGTGCATAATTGCTCCTTATCAATGTCTCAATGGGTTGCAGATTAACCTGTGGCACAGTCCAATTGTTTTGACTGGTGTTTTTGTATCGCGGCTTCTTGGCCACAGCTACGGGCATCCAGCCGACAATGTGCATTTTTGGTGTGTTGCCTACAACTAGCACCGCAATGTCACGATCTTCTCGGTCGCTCTCCTGTATCCACAAATTGCTGTTGGGATTAGCTGACCATTTGACCTCAATGTGTTCGCCCACATCGGCCTTTGATTTATCCCATGTGATGCCAGGTTGATAGTCATAACCTAATCGCTTGGCCACCACCATCTCAGCCAACATTGATTCGCCCATTTGTGCCACATACTCGAACCATGAAAGGTTTTTGACGATGCGTGAGCTGTGGTCGGCTGACCTGTCATGGCAATGTGATATGGCTGCAATCATGCATTGCACCTCCTCAATGCGATTTATCATCGGCATTCACCACAAAACCAAATGATGTTTTCGGTTCGGTCATAACCTTTTTGGTAGCCAAATTGATCTAATCGCCTTAGCTGTGAGCATTTGTCACATTGCTCAATTTTGTATTCTTCCACCAGCACACCATTGCATAGCAATTTGGCTGTCATGCTCTGTGGATGGATGATTTCAATGTAATCGCTCATTTTACCGATATCCAAATCATTGCCATTAATAGCACAATTTCAACAATCAAAAGGCTTACAATCAATCGTTTTTTTGTCATAATCAGACCTGCGGCTTAAAGGTGCCATCGCTGGTCAATACATACCATTGAGGTTTGCATTGCTTTTCTTTAATTTTTTCGCTGCAAAAGTATCCCGCCCAAGCTTTAGGTGCATCCGGTTTGCTTTGATTCCATCGCATTGATCCATGTGCGCACATTGGCACGCCATTAACCGCCCATCCAGTTTCATCAACTTGTTCGGCTTCTTCTCTGGTCTTATAGCTTGGCACATCGCCATGCTTTGTTGTCCAGTAGTCATAGTCGGCAGCTGGTGTTTCCGTCTTAACCAATGTCATAACCTCCTTTGTGGCCTTTTCCGTGCCACCCATAACCAAGGCCATCACGCGCATCAAAGCTGAGGTGCAAGTATCTTCAACCATCCAACGCCTCATTTTCTCGCTGTAAGCTGCAAGAAACCCATGTGCATAATCAATGCCGGCAGGATCAATCTCGGTCTGATTGCGCCATGCTTTAGCTTGAACCAGCACATAGCCTTTTTCGGCATTAAATTCAATGATGTGCGTTTCAAGCCGGCCTTGCGGATATGTGGCAATCCACCTGTCAGTCCGCTCTTTATTGCCTTCGTATGAGTCCATGAACGCCATTAGCGCACCGCCTGACCTGATGCATGTCGGCCTACGGCCTTGCCTCGCTGATAGCCATCTTTGTGGCCTTCTTTGTATCCCACCGCATAGCTGCAAATGGCCCATAAAATGCAGGCCACAACCATAAATATAAACACACCAATTTCACCTGATGTCATTTTTTGCTCCCGTTTCTGGGAGCCGTGTCTCAGCTCCCAAATACAGAGTGACAGGCACAGCCGACATTTTCAAGAATCACGCTCAAATCATGGCGTGTCGTTACCGCTTAAACGCCGTTCAATAGTTTTTTCATATTCTGATTTTGGTTTGTCTTTGAGGCCATTTGATGCCAACACACCACCCAATGAACCGGTAAGAAAGATTGCCAAAGTCTTTAGCAAATCAATGAAAGCTGCATCATTAGGAGATTGGTTGCCAATTGGTTGAGTTACAAAAATCAAAGCGTAAGTAATGCCTAAAGTAACAACGAGAAACACAATGGCCAAAACCGAGCCAATTAGAAACATAAGCCGCGCTTTGATGTCCTCTTGGCTCAATCGTTCTTTATTTTTGGAGGCCATCACCAATCACATCCTCGGTGCAGGTGCCAGTTACTTGGCATTGTGGTTTTTGACATTCCGGGTTTTTCCAATTCTCAAATTCTTGGCATGGATACCTGACCCATCCATCATAACCACACCCGGCAAGGCTTAGCGATAAACCTAAAGCTAAACCTGCCGCGCGTAGCTTCAAAATCACTTTCCAGTTGATCCAAATGCTTTGTCAGCTGGATTGAGCCAGCGCAAAATGACGGGCACAACAGCTGCCACGCCACCCATTGCTATTTGCTTCCAATCTCCACCAGCCATATAAACGGCCAATGCAGCTGCGATGTATGAGCGAGCCCATGATGCGGCAATTGCTTTTGCTTTATCCATTATTTTTCTCCTTTTGGTCGGTCGGGCAAATCACCCGAAAACGGGCCATAAGCTGGACGGCCGTAACCGACAACAAATGACCTTGCTCCCAAAGTTCTTGATTTCACCATGACTTCGCCGCCATTGCGCTGATCGCCAGCACCGCTGGTGTTGCCTTCAATTGTCACGATTTGTTTCTCCGATACTCGGATCACTAAACCAATGTGATTGATTGTAACCTTGTCATCAATGATAAAATCGAAAAACACAAAATCACCAATCTTAGGTGTTTCGTGCCATTGCTTGTTTTTTTTAAATGCCTCAGCTCCGGCTTTGGTGCTGACTACATTTGGCACTTTGACACCAGCTTGATCCGCGCACCAATTAAGGAATGACCCACACCATGGCAGCTTGTCGGCTTTCATGTGTTTGCCATACTTTGTCTCGTTGTTTCCAGTCTCAGCTGTGCCAACCTCGGCCAGAGCAATCTGAATTAAACGCGGCAATGTGCCTTGTGGGAACATTAGAAACCCAATGCCTTCAAATCGTCAGCAGTCAAACCAAGTGCTTCAAGTTTTGCAGTCGCGGCCAATTTTTTGGCTTCGGCTTCTGCTTGCAATTCTGCGCCTTTTGCAATTGCTTCTTGTTGCTTTTGATATTCTGCATATTCTGCATTTGTCATTTCACGTTCAATGACTTCATTTGTTTCCACGTTATGTTCAAGAATAATTGGTTTAGTCATTATTTCACCCCATATAGAATGTATGTTCCAGCGTTAAATGTTCCTGTGCTAATCGCAAAAGTCAAAGCAGTGATTGCCGTTGAATTTTGGTTGTAAAAAGACCCCGCCTGAAAATACTGTTGCGGGCCGCCTGAAGCCTGACCAGCACCTAAATAGAATTGACCTTGATGTGGCACGGCTGAAGAATAATTAAACAATTCAAATTGAAACACATTTGAACCAGCGTTGTTTGTCAAGGCTAGACTGTTGATTTGTGTGGGTGTTGTGTTAAAAGTTCCGTCTAACGCACGAGCGCTCGCGGTGTCCTTTATGTAAGCAGTGTTTCCGTTGCCGTTAATCGTTGAAATGCTTACCGTGTAACCTGTTGTACCACCGTTAAAATTATATACATTCAATCTCAAATCGGTGTAAGCCTGTGAAATTGAAGTTAAAGCAAGGCTTGACCCGCTAAGTGAACCTGACGCCAAAACTGTCATTCCACCAGCCGAAGGAGTCGCCCATTCTGGAGCCGTTGCACCTGAATTGACTTGCAAAACCTGTCCAGCCGTACCAATTCCCAAGCGTGTTGGCACAGTTGCATTGCGATAAATAATGTCTCCGGCTGTTGTAACTGTTGTTTTGGCAATTGCACCATTAGCAAGATCATAAGCCGATTTGACCGAATTTGGCGTTGCAGCTTTTGTTGTTGATGTGCTCGCTGTTGAATCTTCTAATTGAACAGCGCCCACAACAGTTGTTGAGCCAGAGTCAATTGACAATGTAAGAGCACCGCTTGTTCCACCACCTTGCAATGGTGCAGTTGTATTCACAGCTGTAATGTCACCAACATCATTTGTGATCCACACAAAATCCATGTTGGCATTTGTATTTTTTGCAAGAATCTGGCCTGCTGTGCCACCTAATAAATCAGCCATTGATGAATCGACCGCTTGACCAAAAACCTCAAAATCGGCAGGCAAATCTGTAACCAAATCTGTGGCCGTGGGCATTTGCCAGCCAAACGAACTCGTAGGATTGCTCACTAGTTTTTCTCCTTACGCCACAATTGTGGCATTTAGCCAATCCAAGGTTGGATTGATTGTGTTCCATTGCTCTGTCACCGGCACATCGTTCCATCGCATGGCTTGCAATGAGAATGAAATCGGTGACACAATCATTGAAACGCTAACCTGATTATATCGGGCCGAAAATGTCCAGCCTTCAACAAAACCCAAGAAATCGCCGGAATTCATGTTAAGTGGCAAATTGGCTATATTGACAGGCATACCCATAAAGACATTGATTAGATCATCGCGGTCGGCATCATCAAGCTCTGGATTGGTCAGCTCAAATGTAATGTTGTTAAAATTAAAGCGTGGGTAGGCTCTTAACTCCAAATAGAAATCGGCCTGATCTTGAGCATCGGCTTGATGCTTAATAGTTGTTGTGAAAATCTGTGCGAGCTGGCCATATAAGCCAACCGATGCAGAATCAACCGCGCTGACCTCATTTTGTGAATTCGTGCCATATTTCAGCGTAATGGTGTTTCGCACATCACCAGCACGGGATTGGATACTCAAACCTGATGCCAGAGCTTGATTGGCAGTCAGATCAACATAGCCATTGGCGGCTAAATATGTTGTGCGGTGTGTCGAATCAGCATAGCTAATTTGGCCCGTGCTCGACTCATAAATATAGCCCAAGCCTGATGTGGCCAAAGCCGAAACAAGCGAATAAACATCAATGACTGAGGATGTCCTAGCTGCAAGCTCATAATTGCCCGGCTGATCAATTTCACCTAATCCACTATTTTCGGCATCTTGCCATTGGGTCGTTGGATCATAAGTTGCCCATGTTAATGCTTGTGGCACTTCTTGCCATGACAAAAACAACACCTCTTTTAAAATGGTGTAAATCTGATCTCCATCAAAATCTTGCGATAAAACACCATCTGTCAATGCCTTTGGCAATCTGGACAATGCGCCCAATGCAACAATTCTGATGCGTTGAGCATAATCAACGCTGCCAACCTCGGCCACGGCAATGCCTACATCAACGACAGACCCACCAAAAATTGGCACAAATGTAGCTGTCGAATCTTGCAATTCAATGGTCAGCGAATCATTGATTTCAATCAGCACATTTGATTGATCTAAATTGATGATTTCAAGGTTCGTGTAACCGGCATTTGCTTGTTCATAAATGTTAGTGCGACCGCTGGTAATCGTTAGATTGGCCAAAATGGCTGTTTGATATTGAACGCCGCCAATAGTGACACGCCAAACAGGATTGAAAAGTGTCATAAAAACACCAGATTTGAAGCTCCGTTTGTGCCTCTAAAACTTGAGTTGTTTAGAGCGTTTGTGGTCGCACGGCTAAATGCCTCCTCATCAATAATTGATGGCGCATTGACATTAATTGTGATTCCACCTTGCGCGGCAAGTCGTGCAGCGTTTTGAGAATCGGTAAAACCGCCGCTGCCTTGGGCTGCCAATCGAGCTGCATTCTGTGAATCTGTAAATGCACCAGCAATCGCTTTTGTTGCTACGGCAGCTTTTGTGAATGTTGATGCCGCTTCATTAAGAATCGTGTTTGCGTTTGTGCCACCAGTTGTTCCGCCGGTTGTTCCGCCGGTTGTGATTCCACCACCAGTCGTGCCACCTCCGGTTGTTCGACCACCTGAAATCGCGCCCGGTGCGCCTGATGTTGCAAAACCTGATGTGCCAATTTTAGAAATTGGGCTTATGTCTGCACCGGGTTTGACGATATTAGCAGCACGAATTGCAATGTTTGCAAGATCAATTGCCGTGTTAATTAATCCTTTCAAGGCTCCAACAACATTTGCAAAAACATTAAGAACAACGCTGGCAATGTCTCCAATTATGCTAAAAGCCTTGCCGATAACAGTTCCAATGATAGGCGCGGCAGCTTTAACAACATCAAAAAATGCTTTAAATTCATCTTTGTTTTCAATAACAGTTGCTTTGATTTTGTCAAAAGCCGATTTGAATCCTTCAAAAATAGGTTGCACAAAACCTTTAATTCCATCGGCCAAAGTACGCAATGTGCCGTCCATACCATCTGCATTCGATCCAAAAGCATCCGCAACTTGTTGCACAATTGGTATGACCTTTTCCGAAAACAGAGTGGCCAATTCTAAAACTATCGGTAAAAGTGCCTCACCAATAGTGACTTTGGCATTTTCTAATTGAGCTGTGAGAATGCGTGTTTTATTGGCTAGGCCATCGCTGGTGCGCTCAAAATCACCTTGTGCGGCTGATGTTTGCTTGTAGATTAAAGCCTGAGCTGCCAAAACCTTTTGCTGTGGTGTTAATGCGTTTTTGGTTGTGCTGACAATTCCCAATTCTAGAGCGGCTTGGCGCAATGATGCATCATCAAGCAAAACGCCATACGCACGCAATGGTTCGGCTTCACCGCGTAAAGCTGAGCCAATTGCATTAATTGCTTGCTCGGGTGATGTGTTGTTAAATGAAGCAAGATCAGAAGCTAATGAAACAAAGCCGGTTGAAAAACTTGATAAATCCTTGCCACTTAGTCCGGCAGCTCTGCCAAATGTCGCAAATGTTGCAGCTGCATCCAACGCTTGTTGCTTGGTCTGGCCTAATGATGATGCTGCACTATCTGCAAAATCTTCAATATCTTTTGCTGTGTCACCAAATAACACATTGACTTTTGAAATGGTTTCGCTTAAATCGCTTGCAGCTTTGACAGCATCTACACCAATTTTAATGGCCATTACTCCAGCGGCAGCGGCCACAGCGGCAAACGCTAAAGCGGCTTTTTTGCTAAAATCCCCAACCTTAGTGCCAAATGAATCAACCTCGGTTGTTGCGCCTTTAACACCTTTTTTTAATGAATCTAAATCAGCATCGAAGGTTACTGTGACTTTTGGAATTTTAGCCATTAATCGAGTCCGTTCGCTCTGATAAGTGTTTGAACCATTGCAATATACTCCTTGGCCACAACCGGTGTGTAGAAATCAACAGCTGGTGTTATCCAATAACCGCTTGGATTTGCTGGAGCCGTAAATCTGTTTGTGTATCTTCTACCAGCTCTATCAATACCGGGATGGGAGCCATATTCTGATCCCCATAAAAGCGTTCCAGCGGCAGCTCGTGATTGATTTGTGCGCTTGCCGCCTTTACCTGTTTTTCCGCCATACTTGCGGCCAACCTGCTTTGTGCCACCAATATCAACACGAATAAGACGATCGCGTGGTGTGGTGATTGATTCCATTACCAATTTTGCTTGTGGTGTTGGAGATACAAGGCCAAATTGCATCAATTGCCCGGCAAGCCTTTTTGACATTGTGTTAGCTTCGGTTCTGACTTGATCTTGCACTTCTTTTGGCAATGCAGACAAAAGCCTAAATAGATTTTTTAATTCTAAAGGCTCAACAGTAAAAGAAAAGGTGCCGGTGTCTCTGGACGATTTAGTTGCCATTGCGCCTCCTCAAAATGTCATACACAGTTAAAACATCTTCCGCTGTTTGAAACTCTGATCGTGACAATCCGGTGGTGATGGCCAATTCCCAAATAATCCGGTTTATTGTTCCCGGCTCGTAACTTTTGGGTGTTCGGTTTCTCCCATGCTGATGTCAGTTACAGTTTCGCACCACACCTCAAATGGCTTAACAGTTTTACCGGCTGCCTCGCGCTTCATTGAGTGATACGCCAAAAACATCAAATCAGCAATTCCCAATTTCTCGGCTACTTGCTGAATTGTGTTTCCGGTTTTCTGTTCCCACTTCATCCATTCCGGTGGTAGCGCGGTATATGTTGCGCTATCCCCCGAAACAAACTCAATCGTTATTGGTAATTTCATGCTCCCGATCTCCTTTTTATAGTGTTGGTGTAGTCACACAGGTAAATGCTAGTGAGACAGTTTGTGCATCCGGTGCTGTGCCTCCAGCTGATGGGAAAATTGGCTGGACATCAAAGTTGAACACCGATCCTGATGCAGCTGTAAAGACAACCGCCAATGGTGTGTTTGGTGCTGTGTCTGCCGCTGTCCAAAGTGCGTTGCACAATGATCCACCAGCTGGCCAATCGGCAAGCATTTCAACAGCAAACGATCCTTGCGAGTCAGTCGTAAAAAACGCCTTGCCGTCCAAAGTTTGATATGTATTGATTGTTGAATCAATAGTTAGGATTGCGGATGTGGCCTGAGCATCATAAGTATCACCAGCAATGGTGAATGTGATATCTCTGCCGGTCACGATAGTTGTTGGCATGATTTCTCCTTAGTTGGTGTAGTAGGTGCTAACTTGTAAATCGGCAATGAGGTATTTACCTGCACCGACTTCCAATGATTGAGGTTGATTTACATCCCCGACTTCATATCCATCGGGCATTGTGCTAATAATGTCAATCATTAATTGTTCTAGATTGTCCAAAGCCGCTGCGTTGTTCATATAAGCAACAACACCGGT